GTCTTTTGTTAATTCTGGGCTTGAGCCATAGTATAGTTGCCAGTCTGAATCAATTTTGCTTCTGATTTTTTTCTTCTTTTTGTTGCCATTCTTTAATTTTACTACTTTGTATGTTGTCTTGCTAAACTTTGCTAATTTTTTACCAATGTATTTTCTTCCGGTCAGTTTATTTGTAATCAAATAAACAAAACCCACACAATCTTCGGGTAATTGATCAACTTGTTTGGATTCGTATAGCCATACCATGGACTATTAGTTATCAAACTCAGTTGAAATCCTTATTTTTTTAGACCCTGTTGCTTTTGCACCAACAAGTCGTCAGTACAACCGCTACAACGATCCTTTTTACAAACAGTGGGTTCACTCAACGGAGCCCATCCTGTGTTCAAATTACCCAAATAATCATTGTTGCACTCACCCGAGTACACATCAAACTTTTCATCAATGCACAAACGCAATGATCCAGCAGAACAAGACCAATCTTTCCAACAATCCAATTGATTGTTGTGTATCCAGTTTGCGTCAAGCAAAAACGTTTCGTTGTTTTCTAGTACAACTTTGCAATTGTAGTACTGATGGTTCTCAAAGGTCAAGATTTAGTTTTCCTACAAAAATTGGTTGTTGTCTGGTTTGAAACGAGTAGTCAATCTCGTTGATTGAATGACTGATCTGGTGTTCGCTCAGCAACGACGTGTACATTTTTATACGTTCTTGATTCCAAAACTCATTCATAATGGCCACATGCAAAAATTTATCTGCTGGCAGTGTTTGGTTCAACTTTACAATCATATCAAAAAATCGTTGTTCGTCTATGTGTTCGCTGTGTACACTGAATGTGATGTTGTCAACACTATGAAACATTTTTTCATAGTATGACAACGATGCACTGCCATTGGTAGTAGCTATCAACTTGTACAAGTGTTTGCTGTAATTTTCTTTTAACCACACAACAAACGGTAAGAAATTTTTGTTGGCAGTGAGTTCTCCGCCGGTGAACAATATCTTGTATGGAAGTTCACGAAATTTTGTTTTGTCAAAAATTTCAATCCAAGCCCGTTGTAAATCTTCTAGACTGTGAAAACTGTCAGTGTTGTTGTGCCATGCAGGACTGCAATACATACAGTCGTAGTTGCATCGAATGCCTACTCGCCAACTCAGGCTAAAGTAGTTTTCAGCAGGTTCGACACGAACAATTTTTTGATACGTCATGCAATATCTATGTCTGTGTTATAACTTGTAAATCCATTCTCTTTGACAACTTTGAGAATGTTTTCTACACGTCCGGCCAGCTCATCTCTGTGGCTAACCAACCAAATACTCTTGTTGCGCTCACGACTCATTTTCTTCAGCAAGGCCAACGAATTTTCCACACCCATGGTATCCATGCCTGAATCCACAAGCTCGTCAATGAACAACACATTGATTGGTGAATATAGACTCTCCCACACGTCACGGAACGCCCAACTCATACTCAAGATCAATCGGTTGCGTTCACCACGACTCAAATTGTCAAAGTCTAGATCTCTGCCCAGTTCACTGATCTCTACTGTGAGATCGTTTTGGAATACCACAGCGTGTGGCAAACCAATTCTGTCTAGGTAGTGTGTCAATCTTGTGTTCAAGTAGCTTAGATTCTGTTCAATGATCTTCTTGCGAATGAAACTGTCTTTGTTGGTCAACAGTTTCAACAAGAACTCTTGATGGTCCAGTAATCTAGCCAGTTCATTCAACACATCGTAGTTGACCTCTTGCAAGGCCTGCCCTGACATTTCGTCAATCTGTTCAGTGTAAGGATCAGTTTCGGTGCGTTTGATCTCTAACTGTTTTTCTAACTGTGCCAAGTTGGCACGGTGTTCAATGGCATCACTCTCGCGATCATAGAACATCTTGGGAGGCTTGCCTATCTCGCCCAGCTCGGTGAGGGCAGTCTGTATATCTGCCACTGTGGTGCTATGCTGTTGGCTTGCCTCTCTAGCCGTTGCCAGTTCTTTCTGTTTATTTTCCAATACTTGTTGGTGCTTATGGTCGTGAAACGCCTGCCCGCATGTATGACAGGTGTGCGATTCAAGCGTCGTGATTTCCGTTTCGAGCTTCTTAATCTGTTTATCTTCACGGTCACGTTCGAGCTTGGCACGGGAAATCGCACTTTGTAGATCGTTGAAATCTTTGCGCCTCTGATCCCATAGGGCGTGATCCTTGTGCGCCTGTATCTCCGCTTCGATATCAATCGCTTTGAGCTCTTGAATCGCCGTCTCAAGTTTAGATAGGTCTTCCGCATGCTTGGAAAGCCATAAGCCTTGTCTTCTCTTAAGGTTGTCAATTTGTTCCTCAATACGTTTGTTGGCTTCTTGTACTGCTTTGATACGCATGTCCTCTTGTTGTTGTCGATCTTTGGTTATGCGTACCTGTTCTTTGATGTGGTCGGCCTTTTCACTGAGCAAAGTAATGCCCAATAGTTGTTCAATAATGGTTCTTTGATCATTGGCCTTCAAACTCAAAAATGGTTCTGTGTAGGTGTTTAGAGCCAAGATGTGTTTGAACATGTCATGACTCATGCCCAAGATATGTTCCACGGCCTCTTGTGTTTCTCTTGAATCGCCTTGTGCATCATCTGTAGACTGTTGTTGTTCGTTGTTGACATAAAAACGGAACACATTGGGCTTGCGGCCTCGTTCAATTCTGTAGTCTTGTCCGTTGATCAAAAAGTCCAGGCTCACCAGCATGTTCTTGCCATTGGTCTTGTTTACAAGATTGTCTTTGCGAATGTTGGTCAAGGCCTGCCCATACAAAGCATAGCTCAAGGCATTGATGATTGTGGTCTTGCCTGTGCCGTTTCGACTGCCATCGCCGCCCAGGTCAAGATTTTCACCTAAAACCAAAGTGAGATCTTGTCGATCAAAGTTTACACCTTGTGTGGCATTGCCCACACTCATAAAGTTTTTAACAGTTAGATTTTTAATTTGAATCATAGATCCTTATTATACACATATCCCATTGCTTTTGCAATCTCTGGGTGACTTTCGGCAAAATTTTCTTTTCGTACAGAATCATACCAGCGAGTTTCTTCACAAAAAGCACGCCCGTCTGAATCTGGATGATCGTTGATGGATTTTAAAATATGTTGTATCTCTGGCCAGTTGCTGTTTTGATATTTGTTTAAAATTAACTCTTTGGCTTCTCGTGTTAGATTAGACAAGGAGAAGTGACTAGGGTTTGTGACATGACTTACAAACACAGGGAAATTGTGCTTGTTGGCCCAGTCCAGCACTTGATCGATATCAAAGATACTCATTATGCTGATCGACGGCATGACCGAAAACGACATATTTGAAAAATTTAAATTTTTAATTCTTAAAATGTTTGACTCAACTTCGTTCCATGTACTACCGCGTTGTAGTTCAAATTGTTTTCCAATGGCATCGATACTGAAATGTATGTCAACATGTTGAAAGTGTGGCCAGTATTCAATAAATTCTCCGGGCCAGATTGATCCATTGGTGTTGTAATGCAATCTTATGTTCTTGGACCAGCCTTGTTCAACTGCTGTTTTCAACACTGTTGAGAATTTTTTAATCAAGAAAGGTTCGCCACCGTACATGTCGATGTTGGTAAGATTTGGCAACAGTTGGTTGAACTGATCTATAAACTGATCCTGCTCGCTCCACTTGTTCTGTGGTATTATTCTTATGCCTAAAAATTTGTGACGCTCATTGGCAATCAATGAACTTGATTCTGGGGCACAAATTCTACACTTGAAATTACAAGTGTTGTTAAACTTTATGTCCAAATAACTGATCTGAGGATCGTCAAGAAACTTGGTCATAAAAGGATCTCTGAGTCTTTTTATGTTGTGTTGGCGTATGCTGGTCAGCCCTTGATCTTCTTTGTCCCAGCAACCCTGGCAGACTTTTGGTTTGTTTCCAGCCAATAGATCCTGACGAAGCTTCTGCATCTGCAAGCCGTGAAACACATCGATTAGAGAGTCTGTTTGAATGTTTCCAAATTGACCATTGGACATGCAACAAGGAGTAATTGTTCCCGTCTGTTTGATTTCAATATTTGACCACGGAATAGCACACATAGTATCTGGCAAATGAAAATTTTCAACCAGTGGTTGACTGTCAACTAGATTGAATTGTAAATTTTGAAACGGAATAGAATCTGAAGAAAATTGGTCACAAGCATGTTTTAACTGATCAGTGATGTTGTCTTTGGTCACTAGCAACACAAACCAAATACTGATGTCAATGATGTTTGCAGTTTGATACAAATGCTTCAATATTGAATCACTGATTGGGGAATTGCTGTAGATCACAATGCGATCGTTGTGACTGTAGACTGGTTTGTAATGCAACTTAAAAAATTTGTAAGCAGAATTAGGAGCCGCTATCAAGTCTGCCAAATCAACAAATCCAATGATATTGAACTGTTGAGATAGATTTTTTAATAGTTGATCCTGGGTCATTGTCAAAATCACAGTGCCTGATATATTTGCAATAGTAATTTTGGATCATAGAATTCTGATTCTATGGCAGTGATCTGTTGTGTGACAATCTGATCCACTGATTCAAATTTGATCTCGCCGGGCGACAAGTCCTGTGCAACTTCTTGATTCTTAACAGGAATCAGACTCATTTCACGAATAGCGTACTGTTTCATAAATGTTTCTTTGATGAATGTGGCTTCTTCGTAGGAGATATCAATGTCCAGCTGTACTCGAACATGCATGTTGTCTGCTAGTAGCTGACGTTTGTCATCCAACAATTCACTGAGACGATACACACGATAAAGAGGTTGTCCTGGCCAAGCATGATATTCAGGTTCAGCACCCCAGGTCAACACAGTACAGCCACGTTTGTCATCGCCAGCATCAGCAAAGTTGTGCGGAAACGCATTGCCAATGTAGTTGATGTTGCGTCGTTGTTGACGTAGATGAAAGTGTCCTGAAAACACCTTGTCTACTCCACCAAAGTGTTCGGCCTGTAGTTCTCCGTGATCTGGCATCTCTACCATGGCATTCATTTTAAAATGTGGCAATTCAAAATGCCCCAATACATATTTGGTATTGAGTTTGGGAATACGTTTGTGATCCTCACCAACCAGCCAAGGACAGATTGTGACATCACCGTCGGTGAACCAATCGTTGACAATTTGAATGTTGGGAATGTGTCTGGCCCATTCAGCACCGTGTATGTCACGTTTGTCTCTGTAGTAGAGATCGTGGTTGCCGGGAATAAAGTAAAAGCGATCAAATGCTCGACTTAACTTTTCCAAACTGCGCAAACTGAAGTTCAAGGTTTGTAAATTCAAACTGGCTCTGTGATGATGCCAGTCACCTAGAAAGAATCCAGTTTCGCAACCCTGTTCTTTGCCCAATTGGATAGCCCAATCCACAAACGCTTCGCAATCTTGATTGTGGACTAGACTATTTGACTTTAGGCCAAAGTGAATGTCAGTGAATAGTAATGCTTTTTTAAATAGGCTCATTCAATGATTATACTACTCTTGGTCGATGTTTACAACCGGTCCGGCAACATGATTTGGGTTGGCTTTGCCAGAGTTTTGACGTGTCCATGAAGGATTGAGTCCGTTGATTTCCAAGATATCGTCTCGAATGTTTTGATTTTTCTTTTCCAAATTCAAGATACGAGTAAAACTATTAGTAATAGCGGCAGTGTAATAAGCAAATGGATTTTGGCTTTTGGACTCATCGAACTGTAGACCGATCTGACTGAGTTGTAGCAGGGCCTGACCACGCATTTCTTCATTGTATGTGTATCCTCTCCAGTTTGAACGTGTGGCATAGCGTTCACACAATTTCATAAACATCATGGCCAACTTGCGAGTCATCTGTCCGTGATCTTTGCTGAACTCGCCGTTTTTGAAATCGCCAATCCAGTGACTGCGCCCCACTAGCTTGAGCTGTTTGTCCTCGTCAAGGCGATAGTGTTCAAACGGTGGAAAGTTCACACGCATACGTGTGGTATCCAACACAGGCTCATCCAACAAGTCTGCCAATGGATCGTCTTCCACTGTGTCAAATTCCAGGATGTCTTCAATTTTTTTCTTTTTCAGTGCTGATTTTGGCACTTTTTTGGGTGCCATGGGTATGTGTTCCCAGCAAGTGATACGGAACACTAGATCGGTGTTGGGGATCTTCTTGGGATCAATGACCTGTCCGGTTTCGCGTTTGATACGGTCTGCACGATTGCGTCTGGCTTCGGCAATGGTACGTTGATTGATTTTTTCTACTGTGGGCAAAATAATATCATACTGATGATCCGCTACAGGATCTAGGTATGTACAGTATGTGTTTTTGCTTAGGTGTATTTCTTTTAAAATATCTCTGTTGTTGAGATAGTTGACTTTTTTAGTGGTAGTGGGCGTTGTAGCCAAGATTAAATCTCCTAATAATATACTTATTATACAACAAGTTAGCCTGTTGTCAACCTTTTCTTTATAGTAGCCTATAATTATTTGAGTAAATACAGCTATGGAAACCAATGACATTCAACCACGTGCAGACTTAGCGGACTCTGCTGAAGTGGCTCAAGAACAAACAAAAAGTTTGCTAGAACATGCCCGAGTAAAAAACATTTTATCCGACGGAGTTTTTATCAAGGCATATTCAGTGCCCCGCGGTGTAAAACTGTACACCAAGCAATTTGCCACAGATCATGTGACTATTTTGGCCCAGGGCAGTGTGTACATTGAAGGGCCAGACTACAAGGCCAAATTAACTGCTCCAGTACATGTGTTGCTCAAAGCCAACACACGCTATGCTGTGGGCACCCTGGATGATTGTGTGTGGTATTGCATACATCCTACAACAGAAACAGATCTTGAGACCATAATCAAGACATTTTAAGGAGCAGTAAATGAGCGTAGGCGGATTTGATATAGGTGGATTTGTTAGTGATTTTGCAGGAGACTTTGCAGACTTCGCCACGGACTTTGCTGCGGACTTCACTGGGGACTTTGGCCTAGACTCATTTACAGACAGTTTTGGCACAGAATTTTTAACAGACATCGGCGGAAGTTTTGTTGACTTTGGCGGAGACATATTCTCGGGTGCCGGAGAATTTTTAGGCGATATCGGCGGCAGTTTGTACGAACAAGTGGGTAGCTTTGCTGGTGACGCCAACTGGTTTAACGCTACCAGTTTTGGTAGTATTGTAAGCTCAGCTGGCACAGGAATCAGCGAGTTCTTTGGCGACATTGGTGGATCATTGAGCGGAATAACAAGTTATTTGCCCAATCCCTTGAACAGCAATCTACTGACAACAGCAACTCGATCAATCTTGCCCACTGGTGCGGCCTTGTTGAGCAACGCCACTGGACTTGACCCAAGACTGATCAACACAGCATTGTCGGGAAATTTGCCTGGCATTGGGTCATTGACTGGCTT